TGCAGTCGCTGCCATGAGTCCTCTGGTCTTCGCCGCGACACTTTCTGCCGTCGGATACGCATAAGCGCCGTCGATGAATGTAACCTCTACATCCCTGGCGATTTTCTGTATCCTGACGGCTTTCTGCCATGCCATCGCGTCCGCTACGTTATTCGCCTCACCAGCGGTGCTGTATGCAAATCCGCTCGTTGAAACTTCCTCGTGCAGAATCCGCCCCTGATTCGACATCTTGACATAGGTGAGATGAATCGATTCCATGAAGATTTGACAGACATTAAACTGTCGATCACGGACAAACTCGCGCCGATAGCTCGAGGCGGTCAGTGATGCTGTCTCTGTGATTGCAGGCTGTGCGGCGGTGGGAAAATCATATTCACTCGAAAGATCAAACTCGAAGTTCGATGTTTTCTTTCCGCCATTGAGCCCACCGATCATTGAAAGCAGCGGTGTTCTCGTTGGATCTGCTGAAATAAGCAAGCCTGTATAATTTGGAAGGTCGTAAAGATACCCTTCCGCTGTTATTGATGTTCCTCCCATAACTTTTATTACCCCCGTTGGTCTTTATTTTTTTTGACCAGCGGCATATTTTTGATCCTCGATCCTAATGGCTGCGGCAAAGGCTCCCCTTGTACCCTTGTGAGCCTCTTCGACGGCTTTGTCTTGTGCCTCCTGGAGCTTTGCGGTTCCTTCGGGCGCGGGAGTCCCACTGCCCGGAGGTGTCCCTTTAAGCCGTTCGGCGATCTGTGCATCCACGACAGTCTTGATATGCTCGGCGTCTTTCGTGGCGATACGGTCAACGATTGCCCGCGTCTCCTCGTCTGTTTCACCGAGTTTGATATCATCGATGAGATCTATCCGGAGTCCCTTTTCTGCTGCGATCCTGAGAGCAAGAGATTTTTGATCTTTCCTGTTCTGTTCGATATCTTTCTTCTTCATCTCTTCTCTGAGTTCGCGGATCTGTTTCTGCTCCTCTGTTTCCTTCGGGTTCCGTTTAGCGACCTCTGCTTCAACGAGCCCTGGAAGTGTTTTGTCCTTGTAGGTCTCGATTGCTTTATTCGTGTACCGGTCGTGTATCGGCTGCAAAAGCTTCTTGCCTGCTTCCGTTTCGAGGTAGGCCGTGACAGCCGTGTCAGTCAGTTCCACTGATTTCTCAAATGTTTTTAAGAAGTCCTTTACTGCCTGCTCGTCTTTGTTGGCCTCAAAAAATTGCTTTACCTGGTCGAGTGTTAAATCCATTGAATCCTCCTGCCCCGTCGGTACGAGCCCAACGGATCAATTTATTATTCCGTCCATCCAGACGCTCGCACAGCGCGCCCCTGGTTTTCGGCTTTTTGCTTTGCTTGTTTCCGGCTCTTCTCATTGCCGGGAGTATATGTATAACATTTACCGGATTTACCCCATTTGAATCCGGGTCGCCCGTTTGCCATACACTTTTGTACGGGCATTATTCCACTCCGATATATTTTAAAAAGTCCGGATTCTCTTTGATGACTTGATATAAATGATCTGTTAAGCCGCTTATAAAATCCTCGCTCGATACAAGCTCAGAACCCATATTGAAAAATATGCCGTGTAGGATCTCATGGATTAAACAGGTTTTCATCTCATCTACTGCTTGATTCGGCGTGAGCGTTATTCGACTTTGCGAATAGACGATCTCGCCTTTTGTATGATTCGCATCGATAATCGGATCAATAACAATCTCATATGTCCGCCAGCCGATCTTGATCTTCTCTATCATGCGACTTTCCCCTTCACCTTTTTCCATTCGTCATAAGTGATATTCTTTTGTACGCCCTCGCCCTTGACCCGCCGGACAGACGGTTTGATTCCCTCAACCTCCGTTCCTACGTCACACCGGCAATTGATATCTTCTGCGGCAATCCCCGATTGTCCCGGCCCCCGTGTCTTTACCCCGCCCACGGTAAAATATCCGTCCTCATCGGCCACCTGCCCGTCTGCGGATGCGTGAGTATCTCTCGTATCTCCATCAAGTGTCGCAATCCAGAACCGTTTTATGATGATTCCCTCGCTCTCAACATGATCCAAGGAGTCGAGTTCGCCGGCGACTTGGTTCCGGTGCGCCTCGGTCCTTGCAACGCGCATCGCCTTAACAGCATCTTTACCGAGAGTATCCTTGATCCGTCCGGCCATTTTGAAATAAGATTCCCCCTGTATGAGGCCCTGTGTGACTTCCTGTCGAACCTTCAGGATGATTCCCGCGCGATTCTTTGCCAGTGTCTCGTTGAGAGTGAGACCGGAGATCGGGTTCTGTACGCTCTGCTGTATGACTTCGCGTTTCAGGATCCCCCACCTGAGATTAACCCCGGCGACTTTCTCAATCGCATATCCGTACCGGAAAAACGATTCCTGGTACACGTCCGCTGAAAGCGTCCTCGTTGCACGTCCGTTTCGTCCGGTTAATGTGATCAGTTCACTTTCAAGTTCCTTGTGTAAATTCTTGAGCCGGTTGTATCGTGTCATCTCCGCATATGTGAGTTTTCCGTCCACACCGTATTTATCATATAGAGCGACGAGCTTGATCCGAATATTCATTAGAGATTGCCGATAATTAGACACGAGTGCCTTCTCGGTAACAGCAGCTATTTTACTAATCTCTTTTCCGTTCTTCGCAAGCTCGTCACTCAGGTTCGACATTATGCCACCTTCGTATCTTCTTCTTCATAAACACCGGGTTTATAATTCGCCAAAAACATCTAAAAAAGAACCCGAAAGGATTATAAACAAACCACGGAGCAGGTCGAAACTGACCAGATCCTAAGATTACAGGAATATTGCAAAGTCCTTTCTTTTCAAAGAGTGCAGACATACAGTTAATGCAAAGAATCCCACCTTCATGACCCGTTGGACTAATCCGCAACCAGAACTCTTCTGGAACTACAGCATCAATCCAGCCCGTAGATCCATATTCTAATCCGCACCGATAACAGCCCAATTTTTTAGTCGGGTTCGACAACCGGTTCCCCCTCAATAGGCTCTGGCGGGATCTGATCGAGGTCGACGCTCTCTCCCTGCTCGGCCTCGTATTTTTTCATTTCTTCCTGTGCGTCTTCAACGAAGTTCGCAAACTTATCGATCAGCGTCTCTTTCGAGATCCCCTGTCCAGCATAGAGGTTAAAAATCTCCGCGTTCTCTTTATCGTTTTGTGGAATATTCCGGTTCATAATGATGTCGATATCATAGATACTTCCGGATTTACCCATTTTTATTTTCTGTACCGTACTAATAAGCTCGATCCTCTTGTACAATCCCTCCTTGAAATACGCCTCTTTCGTCGCCGCGATAAACTCAAAATCATAGAGGAGCTTTGAGATCGCAACCCCGCTCAGGGAATCGCCCGTCTGTGCATTGTCGAGAAAGTCCGGAACATGCGATTGTTTGTGTATTTCCTTGCGAACCAAGCTGGTCATAAACTCGATAAATTCATGGGGTATATCCTTTGTCAAAAATTCGACTCCCCCTTCAAGATCCATTTCAAAAATACGCTTATCTTTTACATTCTCTGCATCGTCTTTATCCAAAACCAATCCCTTAAGGATCAGATATGCCCATGCAAATCGATCAAACTCGTTGAGCGAATCTGAAAATAGCACATCATATGCATCGATCAACGGCTTGACATTATCGAAATCGCCTGCCTCTTCTTCGTTGTTGTAATACACGACAAGAGGGACTTGCCCGTAATAGTGTTTTATTTCATCGATTGTCTTGAAGCCCCCGCCGCCTTTTGTCATTTCACAATTTTGTATACGGTCAGGATAATAGACATTGATTTTGGTGGTTTCCCCACCATCGGTATTTTTGAGGTTATAGAATCGTATCGCGGCGATCAGTTGCGGTTCGATTGAATTGTCATAGAGCGGGATTATCTCTCGTTCGGAAACCTTGCTGAATCGGGGCTGACTATTCTCGTCCGTATAATGCAATTCGTATCCAGTACCATAAAGTGAGGTCTGTTTTCCGAGCAGTGCTGATTTCAGAGGTTCGCGGTTAAGCTGATAAACAGTCTTTATGCCCTCAAAATATTTCTTGTTATCAGACGAATAGAAGATCAGGCCGGGCTTGTACATATACCCGACAACTGTCTTGATTATTTTTCGGGCATAGGAAACAGGGATCTTATTATCGGGCGTATTTCCGGTATTCTCCGGAGCCTTGCGTTTTGATATCGTGGGATTTTCACCCTTGTAATATTTCTCATTCTCTGCAAAATAAGTCGAATCGAAATGTTTTACATAATTCTCGATCTGCTCGTCTGTCAATCGATTATCCGTCAGCGTTACTTTTTCCATGTTTTACAACCCCAATTGAGACGCGCTCACTTTGCTTGCGCGGATTTCGTGTGCATTGTCTATCTCCATCACCATATAACGGATCGTATCCGGACAGTGATCGTCTACTTTCAACGGTTCCTCTTTCACCGGTTTTCCGTCCTTCTGTTCCTGCCAGCAGTAGATCCCCATTTCCCGCATCGTATTAGGACACCGATCACGAAACACAGAGAGGCGAGGCTTTTTATCAGCCTGCACAACGAGCCTTTCTGCGACTTTCTGAATTCCGATCTCGACGTCTTTCTGCGCTCGCCGTGTTCTGATTCCGAATTGCCGAATCTCCGCATTATCCTGGGCGTCATGGTCTGCCACGGTCCAGCGGAATACGCCGATATTTCGATTGATCCGTCGGGCATGATACTTGATAAGGACTTTGGGCTGATAGTACTCGTCATAAATGTACAGTCGTCCATCGGGATCGATAGCCCCCCAGAGACAAACAAATGGGTTGGTAAATCCCCAATCGATACCTCGTACCCGTTGCCAGTCTGGTGGAATTGTAAAGCTGTCGATACCGTGTATATCCGGGTTCCATCCCTCATAAACGAG